AGTGAGTCCGGCGAATCGTCCTCATCTGCGGCGTCGTTGTCCCTGGCCTTGCAGTTCACCGAGTGGATGAGGTGGCTCGCCCGCCTCAGGGACCGCCTCTTTGATGGGCGCCTGCGGCCTCGCGACCTATTCGCCTCCCTTCATTTCCTGCGCTGGTTCGAGCGCCATCGGCTCGCCTTGGTTGATGTTGTCCGCACCTTTCTGGTACGTCTTCGTGCGTGGGGCTCCTCTATTAAGGCGCGTCTGAGCCCGCCCAATCAGACGCTCGCCCTGGGCGCAGCTTACCACCGCGCCATCGACGAGCTGGCAGCCGCGAAAACATTTTATGCGAACCGCATTCGGGCTGCTTTGAGGGCTGACTACAACCTCGCCCAGTGGGCCCTGGAGGCATACCGTGCCATAACCGCTGCTTTCACGATGCAGGCGCTTACTGATGCGGCCCGCAGGTACCTCCCGGACTACGCGACGCGGCCCATTGTCATGGACCAGGGGCTCATGTCCATCACCAGTACGCAGTGGCGAACGACATTCGCGGTCACGGCCGCGGCTAACTACGCGGACCTCATCGTCACTAGCCTGCTGCCCCCCCCCCCGGCTTTCCTTGCGTGGCCGGTGTGCGCCATCAAGGTCCTCCTTAGCGGAACATTGCTAGCCCCCGCAGCTGAGGAGTATGGCACCCGGCATGCTAGGTATTTCCGCCCATCCCTTGTCGTTCTTGAGATTGGCCTGAAGTGGAGCAAGGGAGCCCGCTGGGACTGGCTAGCCATCTCGGCACTACTCCACGCCATCTGCGCCTACCTTCCACATACGGCCGGCCTGACATTGCACATCATTTGGAATGGAGCGGTGGCCACCCGTGCCCGTGACCGCAAAGTGGCGCATGCCAGGTTTCTCTATAACCCGGGGCCGATGCGGGAACTGCAGGACATCCGGCCGCTGGACATGCGTGCGACGGTGACGGCAATTCCCGCAGATCTTGTCCCTGCGCTGCTGACAGTGGGCACTGAGGGCACACTGCTCGGGTTCACTATATCAGAAGACCTCCGTATCTGGCGCGCCGACGTCATTCCTGAGGTCATGACCCAGCTGGCCAGCCCCAAGGTCTGTAGCCTGGCCACGACAGACCCTGTGGTCATCCGTAATAGGATAGAGTCCGCGATACGTACCATGGACGGCGTCATGTGGGACCGGTACCGGCTGGCCCATTCCGAGGCATTGTTGACGACGACGGAGTTTATGATCCAGGTCCACATCGCACGGGCCCACAATGTCGCTGAGGCACAGGGCCTCGCACTCCCCCTGGCCACACAGCCCGCAGCCAGGGGTGCCTTGATGGGCTATGGCATCGACGCCTTAACCGGTCCACCGGCGCCGAATGCACCCTTCCGTGTCCATATGAAGGATGGTCTCCGGCACCGCAAGGACCAGCGCCCCCAGACTAGGCAGATTTTTGCCCTGCCTAATGCCGTGCCGAGTCGGCCCGACACAACCGACGCCTATCTGCAGTTGAGCGCTGTTTTTAAGCGCACCTGCCGGCTTAAGCCAGAGGACCGGGGCGTTGTCCGGCACGACTTAATGATCCAGCTCATGCACTTCACTATTGAGTTCTGCGAGCGAACTTTGAGGCCACTCGAACCGGACGTGGTGGGCACTCTCGTCGGCCGTGAGGCCTTCGATAGGTGGATCGCGGACCGGGATTACGTCGCGAGCAGGAAGGACCAGCTCATCCGCAGGCAGGACGTGAGGCGCACCAATCCAGAGGCTGAGAACAAGGGTTTCTCGAAAGATGAGGACTATGAGCAGGCCGTCAATGTAGATGCCCTAAAAGAGTCCAGGTTCATCATCATGCGTCATGATGACTTTCTGAGTGACTTCGGTCCGATGTGCGTGCCGATGCTCGGCGAGCTCGCCAGGTGGCCAGAAGTGGTCAAGAAGATGCATCCGCACGAGAGACTAGCTTACGCGGAGCGAACCTGCCAGCGCGCGGGCTGGATACCTTTCAAACTCGATGCGACCGCGGCGGAGACAGGTCATGTCCCGCCTTTCCTAAGGTGCGTCGTTTTTGTGGTCTACAGGTACCTTCTCCAGAAGATCCCTGCCGCCCTTGACTACTTCAATCGAATTCTGGCCCCGCGCCTGGTGCAGCGTTTACGCATGAAGTGCCGTCGTATGGCCGTCATAGGGCGCAGTATCAAGCGGTCGGGCGAGGCGGACACTTCGCTCGGGCACACAGCCGGGCTCGTTCCTCTGCACCGGTTTGTTGTCTGGCAGAGAGCACTCGCCCTGAACATGCCGTGGGACCCATGGACCACCCACTTCATGATTGCGGAGGGCGACGACGGGATGGGCTTTCTCCCGCCGCAGCTTGTTCCGACTGCCGCCGACTACGAGCAGTACCATTTCGATGTGGTCTGCGTCCCGGTTCCTCATGTCGGCTTGGCTGGCTTCTGCAAGTGGTACGGAGCCGACGGCGTCCTGGAACATGTCGGGTCACCGGCGGCATTCCTCGCCCGCATTGGCCAGGCGTCGGGCGATCGCATCGCCGAGAAGAGGGCCCGGGAGCTACTCGTGGCCAAGGCGTTGTCGACGATGTACGAGGCGCCCGCAGCTCCGGTGATCGGGCCCATTTGCTACGCCCTCATCACGCGTTTCAAAGAATGGAAGACCATGGCAACCCACATCGCCGACCATGAACGGTCGTGGAGCTACTATGATCGCGCTTTGCTCCGGTCGGCCATTGTTTACTTCGGCACCTTGAAGGGCCAGCCTCAGGTCCACCCCGCCTCTCGCCTACTGGTTGAGGAGCTGTTCGGAATGCCGACCGCCGAGCAGCTGTATTATGAGCAGCTCGTTCCGTCGTTGCCGTCTCATGCAGTGTATGCGGCGCCATCGTGCGCGCCGCGCGCCTGGACGTGGTATTTTTCGAATTACTACTGCCAGGACTGGGTGCCGCACTGCCAACACGTCCGCCGCGTGCAGCCTAGCGTACTCGCAGATTACTCGGGCACGCTCGCCGTGGCAAACCTAATGGCACAGGGGCTGGGCGCCCCCGTAGGTCGAAAGACCGAGAACCATGCCGCGACGAAACAATCGAAAGCAGCGCAAGGGACCCGCCAAAGCGAAAGCCAAGGCCGCTCCCCGCAAGCGTGGTCAGAAGAAGAGGGCAAAGAATGCCCAACCAAGACGCAGGCGCCGCGGCGCCCAGCGTGCGGTGGTACCAGCCGCACCGCAGCCCCTGGCAAAGGAACTATTGCCAACTGGGGCGCGCCAGACAAACACTGGCGCAATTGTCCTCGCGTACCGCTTAGTCGCGGTCCCGAGGTCCACCGAAGTCATGCTTCGACAGCTGACGAAGAAGAAGAGGGTCCTGACCGAGGAGGCACTGAAGGACCCCCTCCTCCGCCCCTTTCTGGTTGCGGTGGCGAACTCATCAGGGTCACAGAAGACTATGTTCGCCCGACGCGCGGAGACCGTTTCACCACAAAGCGGAGGTACATCGGCTGTGGAAGGCCCACCAGGTACGGGCCTGAGCGAGTGCGCCTCCCAGTACATGAAGGCGATCTCAAATCCGTTCGGATCGTTCGACCGGATGCCCTACGTGCCCATGTCGCCGCCGTCCGAGACGCAGAAATGGCGAGCGATAATGAGAACAACGGTCTCTACGGGCAGCGGAGGCTTCGGATACATAATTTTCGCGCCGCTCGTGCCGGGCAACAACACCACCAAAGTCTGGGTCACCGATACCAGCTACACCGGCAACGCCGTGTCCGCCGTACTCAAGGTTGGCACCGGCGTCAGCGGCGCCAGCGACTCATCACTGCCGTACACGGGCGCCACTATGGGCGCCGGGATACAGGGCCGCCTGGTGGCCTACGGCGTGAGATTGCGAAACATCACGCAGGCCCTCAATGTCGGTGGCATGTTCGTGGCGGGCCAGCTCAGCGAGCAGAACGACTCGACGGCCTTCACAATTGGCCAGCTCCTCGCGATGCCGGACGCGGTGGTCGTCCCCCAGGCATTGGCAGAACAAGGCGAGTGGTCCTATCTCTATTTCCGGCCCACCGAGGTGTCGAGCCTGGATTGGCAGCCGGACGACGGCATCACGGCAAACACGGCTGCCAGCATGTTCATCGCCATCCAGGGCCCTTCCGCGACTGTGACGAACTCCTACGAAGTGGAGATCATCGAGTTCTGGGAGTTCCAGGGCCAGACCTCGACCGTGCGGTTGCCAGAAGTGACCATGACCGATGCCGACCAGGTTGGCCTCGACCGCGTACTAGCGGCTGCTCAGAGGCTACCACTCACTCTGGACCTACGAGATTGGGAGTTGCAGATGGCGCATGGCGTCGTCGATGCGATGGCCCACTCAGACTCCACGGCCAAGACGGTGGAGGATCTGGTCACAGAGGCCGGGCGTGGAATTGCCAGCCTGGCTCACGTCGTGAGTTCCATCATGACGTTCCTGGCGCTCTAGTCTGAGCGCCGGGGCCCGTGTGCGGAGCATGCGCCGCACTGCGTGAACGGGTGATGAGCGCATGCGCCTAGGGCCCAGTGAGCCCA